CGAACAGGAACATGGACTGCAGCGTGGTCGTGTTCCCCGACGCCGACGCGGACCAGGTGCCGAACAGCTCCAGGTAGTTGTCGACGCGCGGGTCCATGGTCGCGCCGGAGATGCTGCCCGAGAAGGCCGTGCGCAGGGCAGTCGCCACCGCCGCGCCGCCCGAGGCGGAACCCTCCATAATCCAGTGGCCGTTCACCTGCAAGGTCATCTGGCTGGTGACGAACGCCGTGCACGTGTACCACGCCTCAAGAGTCCACCCGGCCGTGATCGCGGCAACGGGCGCGGTGGCGGACATGACGCCGACCGAGTTCGCCTTGGTGCCGGCCGTCGGATCGAAGCCGAGGTTGACCGCGAGGGTGGCCGCCGAGGTGGTGGCGATGGTGCCCTTGGCGACCAGGTACAGGCAGCGCCCGACCGGGTTGGGGACGCCGTTGCGGTAATAGCCGGCGTCCAGCTTGCAGACGGTGTTCGTGCCGAGGACACCAGAGAAGGCGGCCTCGGTCGTGTACGTGTTCTTGGTGATCGCCGAAGGCAGCGAGTACAGCACCTCGGCCTGCGTGCCGGACAGGAACGACATGTCAGCGCCTCACGTCAGCGAGATCTGGATTCCGGCGGCCGCGCCGCTTCCGCCGGCCACCTGGAACGTGTTGCCGGACGCCACGTTGACCGGCTGGCCGTTGAACGGGCCCCAGAACCCCCGCTGGCCCGCGCTGCCGGTCAGGTCGAAGCTGACCACCGCGGTCGGCGACCCGGAGGCGACGAACGACTGGGTGACTGCGGGAATCCCCACCGCGCTGCCCGCCGACGACACGGCAGACGCGTTAGCCAGCAGCCACCCGCCGGCCGTGTACCCGGACGTCTGCGTGCCGATGTCGGTGCCCGCCGCCGACGCCGTGCTCAGCGTCGAATTGAGGCGGATCTTCATCGCCGTCGTACCCACCGGCGTGCCGATCGCAGTGCCCGGGATACCCGCCGTGCCCGTCGGCGTCAGCCCGTTCAGCAGTATCGACACGAGCGCCTGGTCAATCGCCGCCATCTGCGTCTCCTGCCTCGCTTGCGTCCGCAGACGCTTCTGTCACGGTCTGACCGCCGGCCGCCACCACGTTGCCGTCCGGGTCGAGTACCTGCCACCCGATCGGCTCTTCCTGCTGCTCTTCCTGCTGCTCGCCCGCTGGCTGCTCAGTCACTGCCGCTCCTGTCCCGCGCCCACTAGCGGCACCTGGTTCCCGTCGACTCCGAACAGCTGCCCGAAGATGAACTCGGCCGTGATGATCGTCTTGCCCCCGGCGTCGACCACGTGGCCGTCCGGGTCCAGCACCCGCCAGCCCTGGTCCGGCTCCCACGCGGGCAGCACCAGCGGTGCCCTGCCCAGCAGGTGCATCTAGGGCTCCTTCACTGCCACGGCGCGCACGTCGGCTGGTGACGGCTGCACGTCGACCACCACATCCGCCCAGCCCGCCGCTGCCAGGACCCGCTCGAGCTCGGCCGGGCGGATGTTCGCGTAATGCTCGCCGGGCAGCAGCCGGAACTCCCCGTCCGCTGCCGAATGCGGCGGGCGGCCGGGCGCCGCGGTGGTGACGATGAGCCGGCCGCCGGGCGTGCACGCCGCATACGCGGTGCGGCAGATTGCCCGCCAGTTCGCGGTGTGCTCGAACGTTTCCGCGCAGATCACCACATCCCACCGCTGGCCGGACGGGTTCCATTCCGCGGCGTCCGCGATGATATCCACGTCTTCCGGGCGCTCACCCGGGCGGATGTCCAGCACCGTGTAGCGGGCGGCGGCGGGGAACAGGTGCCGGGGCGATCCGTTGATGTCCCGGCCGCCGATGTCCAGCACCGTCACCGGCTCAGCGGTGGCGTGCTCCGCGATCCACTGCAGTGCCTGGTCATGCACTGTGCCCGGCCAGCCGCTTCCCGAACAGCGCCTTATCCGCCTCGATGTGCTCGCGGCCCAGCGCGTACGTCTCGTCGTCGGCGGCCAGGCCCCACAGCGGGTGCAGGTGCTCCACCTTCGCGTGGAACGCCATCACCCACGCGCCGCGCTGCTTCGCCGCCGTCACCAGCTCGTCATCGACGAACCAGTGCCGGTACCCCTCATGCGCCGCGGTCCCCGGGCCGTCCCACGATGCGCCCTGCTCGTCGATGTAGGCGCGGCGGATCATCGGGTGCGGCGAGTGATCCCCGGCGGTGACCAGCGGGTTGTGCAGGTCGTTAGTGCCCACCACGTCCGCGCCGTCCCGCGCCGCGTGCTGCGCCTGGTCCAGCCAGCCGGGATGGAACCTCACGTCATCGCCCACCAGGAACAGCCACGGCTCGCTGGTCTTCTCATAGCCGAAGTTGACCTTCTGCGCGAACGTGCCGGGCAGCCAGGCATCCCCGTCCCGCAGCGCGGGCCACGGCAGGACGGTCGCCCCGGCTTCCAGCCACGCGGCCGCCGTCTTCGCGTCAGCGTCGTCAGCGATCGCGTACACGGCGGCCAGCGGCGCGCCGGACGACGCCAGCGACTCCATGAACGGCGCCGCGCTGCCCGGGCGGCCCAGCACCGGGACGATCACCGCCGTCGCCTCCGTCGCCGCGGGCACCTCGGGGGCCAGCTGCGACAGTGCCACCTGCCCGAAATAGTCATCCTCAGCCAGCCACAGCACCTTCTGGTGTGACGTTCTCACCCCGGTGTGCACGTGCACCGGGATATTCAGCGCCCCGGCCCGCAGGCACATCGACAGGTCCTCCGACACCACCTGCTTCGTGGTGGTGTTCGGCACCCGGTCATACCACACCGGCCCGTACTCGGCCTCGATCCGCTCGAACACCGACCGGTGGACCAGGAGACACGCCGCGCCAGTCCCCGCGACCCGCACCAGCTGATCCGGCGGGTACTTCCACCGCACCGAGAAGCCCATCTGCCCGTCGTCGAGGACGGTCCAGTCGAACACGGTGGGGGTTGCGCGGCACCGCCAGCCGCCCATCCCGTCCGGTTCCTCTTCCTTCTGCGTGAACGCCAGGCCCCCGACCACGGGCCGCTCCACGGGGTCGGCGGCGGCCATCAGCCGGTCCACCGTGTCCGCCGCGAACCCCATGTCCGTGTCAACCCAGAACAGCCAGTCCGCCTGATCCTCTTTGAGGAATAGCCGCACCGCCTTGTTGCGGGCGTCGGTGAGGCCGTCGGTGGCGCATTTCATCGCCACGTACCCGCCGCGGATGACCCGCCCCTCGTGGGTGATGTCCCACCCGATCATCTCGATCATCGAGTGATGCCAGGAGTAGGTGACGCTGTGCCCGTTGTACACGTAGGCGACGGCGACCGCGCCGTCGCGGCCCTCCGGTACCGCGTCAGCCATGCGACACCCGCTTGTGATCATTGAGCCTGGGCGTCAGCACGAGCGCGAAACAGACGGGACATTCAGCCGAAACCGGCGGGTCGGTCACCAGTCCGGGCAGCTGGAGGAACAGCGGCGCGCGGATATCAGCCACGGCGCACGTTCCGCTTCTCGCCCGGCGCGGCGGTCGCCTGCTCCACCGGCGGGTCGGCGAGCTCGGCGGGTGCCGCCGAGAACGACACCCCGTACCGGGCGTCGGCGGAGAACACGTCCTGGGCGGCCCGCACCACCGGGTCATCCGCAGGCCAGTGCTGCCCCCCCTGAACGCTCCACCGGGCCCCGTCGGGGGTGACTACCTGCGTGCTGTATTTCGCGTAGACGACGTTCATGCTGTCTCCCGAGATTGGCGGCGGCCCGGAGCTCGGGAACCCCGGGCCGCCGGTTCCCTATGCGACGCCGAGCTCCGCGAGCCGGGCGTTCACGGCCTTTACCGCGTCCTCATCGCCGTTGAGGACCGCGATCTCCCGGTGCGCGAGCAGCTGCTGCACCACCGGGTCACCGGACGCCGCCGCGTCACCCGGCGGCGCCGGGTCCTTCTTCGGCTGCGGCTTCGGGTCGCTCTTCTGGTCAGCCACCGGATCCGCCTTACGAGTTCGCCACGAGCAGGCGGAAGCCCGCAGTGTTACTTGAATCGCTTCCGATCCGCGCGTAAGCAAACCAGCCCCTTTGGCCGGTGGGGACGGCCGGCCCGGTGCCCGCCACGACCTGCTGGAACAGCTGCGGGACGAGCTCGACGCTCATCCCTCCGTTGCGGGCCACGACGAAGTTGGAGAAGTCCCCGACGATCGCCTGGCCCTCGCCGGTGGTCGTCCACGTGGTGGAGTCCGGCATGTACGCCGACTCATACGTGGGCCGGTTGAACAGCTGGTCCGCCCAGCCCTCCGGCAGGTTCACGGTGTAGCCGTGGAACACGTTCGCCTGCCCCAGCTGCCGGATCGCGTTGTTCACGCCCACCGACATCAGCCACGACGCGTTCCGCCGGTACTTCTGCGGCAGCGCCTTCCACACGTTGTACGGGTCCGCGGCGGTGAGCAGCCCGGTGCCGCTGGCGAACTTCACCCGGTCACCGGAAGTCGCCGAGATCGCCGTCAGGATCCCCTTCGGCTCGCCCGTCCCCGACCCGATGGTGAACTTCTGCACCAGCAGCTCGTCATAGCCCTGCGCCAGCAGCGTGGACATCTCCGACGCGAACCCCGGGTAGTCCATCCCCACCTCGATCGAGTAGGGGATGAACCCGCGGGCCATGTGCACCAGCACGGTGGGCTGCGCCAGCGTCGGGCTGTTGTCCGCCGCGGCGGCGGCCTCAGTCTGGAACGCCCACGTGACACCGGCGGAGGAAACGCCCTTCCACTGGTTGGTGTTGACCGTCACCTGCCGGGCGATCGACAGGAACGGGTTCCCCGACTCCTGCGCCGTCAGGATGATCGACGGGTCGATGAACACGGGGATGCCGAAGCCGCCCGCCGTGGTCGTCCAGTCGCCCATGGCGCGGAACTCATACCACGCCTGCACTGCCCGGTTCTCCTCCGGGGACAGCACCGGGTGCGGGTCGGTGACCATCTTCATCCACGCCGTCCGGTAGTCCTCGTTCTCGGTGACGAGGATCCGGCGGGCGGTCACCGTGTCGCGGCGGAGCATCTTCTCCACCTGCGTTTTCTGCGCGGCGGACAGGTCGGCGGCGTCGCGGGAGTCCAGGACCCGCAGCGCCCGGTCCCGCGCTTCGGGGTTCGTCAGCCGCCGGGTGTCCCCGGCCGGGTCGTCCAGGCCGTACCGGATGTTGGCCATCGCCTGCTGCACGGCCTGCGGGCGGCGGCGGAACACTTCAGCGATCCTGGTGTGCTGGTCGAGCCGGTCCACGATCGCCGTGCGGATCTCCAGGCCCGTGTCGAACGCGCCCTGCTCGGCGTCGTCGAGGTCCCGCAGTTCGCCGTCGTCGGTCTGGTGCAGGCTCCGCAGGTGCGCGTCGAGCACCTCCAGCATCTGCCGCAGCTCCTCGGGGGTGCGGCCGTGAAGGTCGTCCAGGCTTCCCGGCAGCAGCCGTTCCTCGTGCACTTCAGTGGTCATGTGAGCTGTCTCCTCATGCGCCAGGCCCTGTCACGCAGGACCGTCTTCGGGTTGGGCGACGGCGCGCCGTTTCCTGGCTGCACGTCCGTACGGTCACCGCCGGGGGCGCTCCGCGCGCCGTCCCGCCCGGTGAAGTCCTCGAATGACAGGCCGGCGGCCCGCACCGCGTCCGCGAACGCGGGCGGGTCCACGCCGGCGAGGCGGCCGTAAAACTCGTCGGTGGCCGACCGGATCCCGGCTGTCGCGCCCGGGTTCGCGCCGAACGTCACCGGCCCGAACTCGGGCACCTTCATCCGGGTGATCGTCCGCTCCGGCAGCCCGTCCGGGTTCGCCGCCGACTTGCCCGGGTCGTCGTCCCACGAGTCGGCCAGCACCCGCATCCGCATCGACGCCCCGTACACGCCGGCCTTCAGGCCCGGCAGCAGGTCACGGTTGTAGGACGTGTCGAACAGCGGCACCTCGTAATGCGGCCCGTCGGACCTCTCGTCCAGGACGGCGATCGGGCCGAGAACCTTGTTCCCGATCTGGGCGTCCATCCCGTGGTCGAACAGGAC